GGCACTGCTGACCGTGGGATCAAGACCCGAAAGGGCAAGAAGTCCCTGCGCATCGGTCGCACCCAGGCCAATTCATCAGGCCAGGGGACTGGTCTGAACATCACTTAGGAGATCAACCATGTGCCTCGGCGGAAACCAACCTCAAGCTCCGGAGATTCGATACGTCGGTCCCAGCGATGAGGACATCAAACGGAACGAGGAGTCGCTGCAGCGATATCAGGATCAGATGGCTCTGCAGGCAGAGACGTTCCAGACCCAGCTGCAGGCTCAGATCGATCAAGCCACTGCGGACACGGCAGATCTCCGGGCCGAGTTTGACGATCAGATCGCCGCGGCAGAAGCCTCTGGCGCTGATGCAATCACGGGTGCCACCAACGATGCGAATGCAGCGGCGAATGCGCAGACCTCTGCAGCAAGTGCCTCGGCCCAGACCCAGCAGGTCTATGCGCTGACTGCACAGTCATCGGAGGTCGAGAACGAACTGGCGCAGACCACTACATCGATCAAGGACAAGAAAAAGAAGAAGCCGTCCTTGAAAATTTCTACCGCTGGTGTGGCCAATCAGGCCGGTTCTGGCGTCAACTTGGGGATCTAATTATGTGTGGCGGACCTGATCGCAACAGAGAGCGGCGCAAGGCAGAGAAGGCTCAGCGCAAGGCCGACAAGGAGGCCGAAAGGAAGCAGCGTGAGCTCGATGAGCTGGCGCGCAAGAGGCAGCTGTTGGTTGAGGAGCAGCAGCAACGTCAGACCGACATGCAGGCCCAGCAGGCCGCAGTTGTTGCCCAGCAGAACCAGACGGTCAGAGACCTTCGGGAGAAGCAGCGCACCACCCTCGCTGACATGAGGACGGCCAACCAGGCCGAGATTGATCGCATCGCCAGGGACACGGCAGCCGCGGCCTCGGCCAGGGTTGCTCGCATTGAGCGCGCCGGGAATGCAGCGTCAGCGGCGCTGCGGGTGAACTCCCAGGAGAACCCCATGGCTCCATCGGCCAAGCAAACCCGCAGGGGTGCGAAGGCCGGGGGTGCCAGAACAACCGCCGCAGATTATCGCCGGGGCTCCGGTAGCTCTCGCGGAACCAACCTCTCCATCTGATGAAAAAGACTGCCAGCCAGCGTTACGAGGATCTCCAGCAGGATCGCGATTATTACCTCTCCCGCGGGCGCGCCTGCGCGAGGCTGACGATCCCCTACCTGATTCCGTCGAGCTCGGAGCCCGTCGCCGACACCAAAGAGAGCTACCCCGTGCCATGGAACGGGATTGGCGCTCGCGGTGTGCTGAACCTGGCAAGTCGAATGCTGCTGGCGCTCCTGCCGCCGACTCAGGCCTTCTTCCGGTTCTCCCTCGATGAGGCGGAGCTGGCGGCCCAGCAGGTGCCGCCCGAGATGAAGACTGAGATGGAAACCACTCTCAGTCAGATCGAGCGGATTGTTCTGCGGGAGATCGAGGCCAGCAACGACAGGGTGGTCTTTCACGAGGCCCTGTTGCATTTAATTGTTGGCGGAAACTGCTTGCTGCACATTGCACCCGAGGGGCTGCGCTGTTTTCACCTGAACAGGTACGTGTGCCAGCGAGATCCGATGGGCAATCCGTTGGAGGTTGTTATCTGTGAAGAGCTGGCCATCGAGACCCTTCCGCAGAAAGTTCAGGACCTGATTAAGAGCCCAGAGGATGACGACATTACTTCTGGTCTTATTGATGACATCACCCAGCCTGTTCCTCGTCGCGGCACTTCTGACACGGTCCGTATCTACACCCACGTCAAGTGGGAAAGGAATGGCCAGGACAAAGGCAACGGCAAGGTGAGGTGGTATCAGGAAGTCAATAACAAGGTCATCCCCGGCAGCGAATTCTCGAGGCCGGAGTCGGTGTCGCCATTTTTGCCGCTGAGGATGCAGCGGAGCGATGGACAGCAATACGGAATCAGCTACGTCGAGGCAGCTGCGCTGGCCGACCTGCAGACCGTCGAGGCACTCTGTCAGGCCATCGCTGAGGGCAGCCTGGCGAGCTCCAAAGTGTTGTTCTTAGTCAAGCCTTCTGGTGTCACGAAAGCAGCCAATCTTGCGGCAGCACCGAACGGCGCGTTCGTCACAGGAGACCCCTCGGATGTGCTCGCACTTCAGTGTGCTAAATCTACCGATCTGCAAGTCGCGATGCAGGGCAAGCAGCAGATAGAAGCCAGGCTGGCACAGGCTTTCATGCTTGCTGATGTGAGAGATAGTGAGCGCACAACTGCGGAAGAGGTCCGCTTACAAGCGTTGCAAATTGAGAACTCACTTGGCTCAATTTACAGCATATTAACAACAGAATTCCAGATCCCTTATGTGGCACGAAAGCTGGACATTCTGCAGCGCGAGAAGAAGGTTCCTCCGATGGATGAGAATCTGGTCAAGCCTGTGATGACTGTCGGCCTCGCCGCTGTTGGCCGTGGTAATGACCTTGAACAGTTAGTTAGATTTACAACGACCCTTGGGCAAACAATGGGGCCTGAAGGATTAGCCACCTATCTGAAGCCTTCAGAGCTCATTAAGCGATTGGCGTATTCAATGGGCATCGACACTCTCGGTTTGATCAAGACCGATGAAGAGCTTGCTCAGGAACAACAGGCAGCACAACAACAGGCTCAGCAGCAAATGCTGATGCAGTCGAAACTTGCTGATCCTCAGAACGTCGCCAATGCGGTGCAAACCGCACAAGAAGTCCAGAACCCTGAACCTGAACAATGAGCCCCGAACTCGGTACAGCTGTCAACACAACCCCTCAAAGTTTCAATGAGGGGTCGCAGCTCGACACCTCTCCGCAGCTGACTCAAGCTGAAGGCGAGAAAGGCGGAATGGTCGGCCCCGGCCAGGAAGGATTAGTCGAGGAGCTTGAGCGTGAGCAGCAGTCAGAGGCGGAGCAGGAAGCAATCCTCGGCAAGTTCAAGAGCCCCCAGGAACTTGCCAAGGCCTATCAGGAGCTCCAGCGGAAGCTGGGGCAGCAGGGCCAGGAGCAGTCGGAGCCCGAACCCGAGGCGCAGCCTGACGCAGCTCCGGAATCAGAGGGCAGCTACTCGGCAGAGCAGGCCTCCGAGAGGTATGGCAAGGCAGCCGTGGAGGGTCTTGCTGAGAAGGGCTTGGATCTGGGGAAGGTGATGTGGCAGGTCGATGCTGGCCAGGACGTCTCCGAGCATTACGACACGCTGGCCGAGCAGTTCAACGTGTCTCCCCAGGTGGTCGCTGATTTCGTGGCCAACTCGCAGGGGGCCAACACCAGAAGCGATGGTGATATCCCCGACGCTGTTGCCAACCAGATCCTCCAGCAGGTTGGTGGGCAGGAAGCATTCAACGAACTGGGGGCATGGGCGAAGGCCAACCTGCCCGAGCAGGAGGTGGCTGCTTACAACGCCGTCGTGGAGTCCGGCAACGCTGAAGCGATCAGCTGGGCGCTGAGGTCATTCCAAGCCCGCCAGGGTCAGGTGGCAGCCGACACCGAGCCGGAGCTGTACGGGGGCGGAGCTCCTACAGACTCTGTCGTTCGATTCGAGAGTCAGCAGCAGGTTCTCGATGCAATGAATAAAAGGAATGACCGAGGCCAGCGTCTTTATGACGTCGATGAGGCTTACAGAAACAAGGTTTCAATGATCTTGAATAACTCTGACGTTTTTTAGTAGTATTTAATCAAGACACTTCAGAGCACCAGGCCCTTCAAGGAGGACAACCTGAGAAAGCGAGTGAGTCGGTCTTAACCCACCAATCGACCATTCTGAAAATCTAATCTCATGGCTACTCCTCCTGATGTAGCGCTGCAGCGGCTTGGCCAAATCAAAGGTGATGCGGCCAAATGGGAAGCTGGTGCAGGCAAGCTCGATAAAGATCGGGCCATGTTCCTCAAGCTGGGCTCAGCTGAGGTTCTCGACGCTTTCATGACTAATTGCGTTTTTAAGGGAAAGACCCGTGAACGCAACATTCGTGGTGGCAAGAGCGTTGCGTTCCCCGTGACCGGCAAAATGGCCGCTCGATATCATCAGCCAGGCACCCAAATTTTGGGTCAAGGCAATGATCCAAGCGACCTGAATGAGCGCATTATTGAACTCGATTCATTGATGATTGCAGACGCTGCGATCTATCAAATGGATGAGCTGATGAACTACTACGATGTTCGTCAGATCTATACCAAGGAGCTCGGAAGGGCCTTGGCATACGAGTATGACAAGCGTGTTGCTCGTATTATCTATGCCGCGGCCTCCGATTCCACGGAGCCTCTGAACAAAGATGGCGGCACCAAGCCCAAGGGTCCGGCTGACAACACCGGACGCACAGGCAACGTCATCACTCTGTCAGACAAGGGCGCGGCGTTCGACGGCAAGACCCGCCAGCAGCGCGGTGACATTTTGGTCGATGCTATCTTCGATGCTCGTGTTGAGTTTGAGAAGAAAGATGTGAGTATCGATGATATGTACGCCGTATTTGCCCCTGATGACTATTACTGCATCACGCAAAGTACCCGCGCTATCAATGTCGATTTCAACGGGAATAACGGTTCTAATGGAACCATTGCCCAGGGCGAAACGGCACGAATCGCTGGCATTCCTCTGTATTCTTCGAACCACGTAACCCAGCCCAGCTACTCACTGGTTGCGGGCGACGTGAACGCAGATTACGCGCAGGACCTGTCAAACACTCGCGGTCTTATCTTCCACCGTGACGCTGTTGGTGTTCTCACATTGCTGAGCCCTTCACTGCAGCTCACAGGTGCGGAATTCCGGGTCCAATACCAGTCCGACCTTATGGTCGCGAGACAGGCACTGGGCATCGGAAAACTCCGCGCTGAGTGTGCTTGTGCCATCAACGTGACCGCTCCGTAAAATCGGGCTGCATGGAAAGTGGCGGGGGGCTGGCTTAACCGCTGGCCCCTTTTTTCATGGTCCGCCACAATGCAGTCATCGCCCTCGTAGAGGTTGCATGGGATTAAAAAACCAGACCACGGCTCAGGGGAGAACAAGCCTGCTGGATGCGGTCAACATTCTTTTGGAGAACATCGGCGAGCAGCCTGTTGACCAGCTCGACAATGAGCAGATTCAGGACGCCAGGGTTGCTGAGCGGACGGTTCTGGAGGTCCACAAAGAAGGGCAGACCCGCGGGTGGTCGTGGAACTACGAGTGGAATTACCCCTTCAAACGAGATGCCACAGAGGGGACCGTGAAGGTGCCCGACAACATCGTCAGTTTCTCGGTCAATCGCTACAGCTACAACGGCAGATTCCAGCTGCGGGGGAACAAGGTCTATGACCTGCTGAAGCGCACCTATCAGATTGATGAGCAGATCAGTGAGATCTGTGCAGATGTGATCTGGTTGCTGCCATGGGATGAATGCCCAGAGGTGTTCAACAGATTCGTCACGATCCGGGCAGCCAGGATCTTCTCTGATCGGACTCTGGGATCAGAAGCGCTCTTCAAATACACCAGCCTCGATGAGGCGAACGCCAAGGCAGAGCTTGAGCGAGTCGAGTCAGAGCAGGACGCTCCCAACATCCTCACCGGCCCGTGGGCCTTCCCCACCTATCAGCCGAATCAGGGCCTGATGAACCGTCGCGTCTCTAACGGGTATTCGATCTTCTGATGAAAAACGTCGCCGTCACCGTCCCAAATCTCATTCAGGGAGTCAGCCTCCAGCCCGACTCCCAGAAGGATCCGAGTCAGGATGAGATCCAGATCAATGGAGTCAGCAGCATTGCTGAAGGGCTGCGGAAGCGTGACAGCACCAGAGTGATCGCCAAGGTCGCATCCTCGTCGTTTGGTGATGCGTTCTTCCACACGATTCAAAGGGATGAGTCTGAGGAGTACATCTCTGTCATCAGCAAGTCGACGATCCAGGTCTTTGATCTCGAAGGTGATGAGAAGTCGGTCACGCTCGACTCGGGAGCCATCGACTATTTGAACTCAGTCACCGATGCCCGGCAGGACATTCGGGCCGTGACAATTGCCGATTACACCTATATCACCAACACGAAAAAGGCGACGGCAATGGATGCCGCGACGGCTCCTGAGGCTCAGCGACCCAAGCCTCATGAATGCCTTGTGTGGATCAAGCAGGCCGTTTATGGCAATGAATACAAGCTCAGCCTGAACGGCAAGGCTTTCACCGTTCCAACCCCTGTCGCTGCTGTCGTCGTTGATGGCGACACGGTCAAGGAGAACCGGATCAGCTCTGAGGATATTGCCGAGGAGTTGATGAACCAGTCATGGACTGGTGTTGAGAAGTCCAGGGCAGGATCGGTGATCTGGTTCCGTTCAGACAATCCGATCACAGTCGCAGCGACGGACGCGAAAGGCAACGCGACGATGACTGCAATCCTTGACAAGGTTCAGGTATTTACAGAGTTGCCAACAATCGCGCCGAAGGGTTATCAGATAGAAATCACTGGAGATCCGGGGACAAATTTTGATAATTATCATGTCGAGTTTGAACCTCGTTCTGGTGATTTTGGCGAGGGACAATGGGCTGAATGTGTTGCACCAGGAACGGAGTACAAGCTAGATCCAGACACAATGCCGCATGTTCTGGTCAGGAAGAGCAACGGTGATTTCTGGTTCGGTCCTGTCAACGGTCAGACCGTCAGCGGTATCCCGAACGGAGTTCCTGAGTGGGGCCGTCGAATCGCTGGCGATATTGATACATCACCAGACCCATCGTTTATTGGCTATGCCATCCAAGATATTTTTGTCTACAAAAACCGGCTCGGATTCCTGGCTGACGAGAATGTTGTTCTCTCGCGGGTTCGAGAGTTCTTTGAATTCTTTCCCGCCACCGTTACGACGGTTCTTGATACAGATCCTATTGATGTTGTGGCTAGCAACAACAAGGTCTCGGTCCTCAAATACGCGGTGCCGTATCAAGACGAATTGATCTTGTTCTCGGCGCAGATTCAGTACAGGTTCAACGCCTCAGAAACCACGCTGACCCCTGCCACCGCGCAGATCACTTCTCTCACGCAGTTCGACGTCGATGTGAACTGCCGACCCCAGCAGGCCGGTGGTGGAATCTTCTTTCTGCAAACCAACGGCCAGTGGACTCAGATGCGCGAGTTCGCGGTGCGGGGTGCAGGCACTGCGTTGACAGCTGATGCTGCTGATCTGACTGGCTATATCAGTTCTTACATCCCGTCAAAGTGTTACAAAATGGCGGTGAATGATACCGGGAACGCTGCATTCCTGATCAGTTCGGCAGACACCTCGTCGATGATGCTCGGCGCTGATTATCAGAAACGTATTTATACCTACAAGTGGTTCCTTCGCAGCCAGGGTGGCGACACCGAGCGAGCACAGAACAGCTGGTCTTACTGGGAGTTCGGCGGCAAGGTGCTGCAGGTCGCTTGCATCAGGGAGGTTCTCTATCTGCTGATGCAATACGGCAACGACGTCTACCTCGAAAAGATGTCGGTGCTTGATCGCTCAGAAGAGGAGGTGAATGCTCCCTACCCGCTGCTGCTGGACCGGCTGGTGAGCACCACCAACGTCACACCCTCGGCCCTGCGCATGAATAAGGGCACATACGACCAGCAGAAAGACGAAACGACTTTCACGATTCCCTACAGCCATTCGCACAGCGACATTCAGGTCTGGTCGGCTTACAACCTCAGCAAGACCGGCAAGGCTGGNCCGTGTCTNCTGGGCACCATCGACAGCGGCAACACCGTGAAGGTTCACGGCGACTGGTCCCAGGAGCACGTCTGGGCTGGTGAGAAATATCAGTTCCGCTATCGGTTCAGCCGGTTCAAATTGATGCAGGACATTGGTGGTGGCAAGGCCGTTCGATCAACAGTCAGAACGCAGGTCAAGCAAGCCAAGCTCAACTATCACGAGACCGGATACTTCCAGGTGAAGACCATGGCGGAGAACCGGAAGGACGGNCTTTACACCTACGACGGTGCAATCCTCGCGGTGCGGAATTCATCGGTCGGCAACCCCTCGCACACGACGAACGTGGACACTCAGCTGAAATATGCGGGNGTGTTCAACATCCCAATCATGGGTCGNGGTGATCGAATTCTTGTGGAGCTGCTGAACGACACTCCGCACCCNTCGAAGTTCNNCACCGTCGAATGGATCGGTGGCATCACCAGCNTGTCGGGGGCTCGCTGATGCAGTGGGTCTATGAGCCCTCCGTCGATCACGTTCTCGATGTGGCGGAGAATCTGCGGAAAGCCGATGAGGTGGAGGTGAGNCTGAGNCACAACATNAATGGCCGCGAAGCTGTGATCGANAGCTGGGCTTACTCGGACATCATCCGCGGAATGGTGACTGACGATGGTGTTGCGTGTGGTCTCTGCGGGGTCGTAGGCCAAAGGATCTGGATGCTGGGAACTGAGCGGCTGACGGAGAGCAGGAAGCACCGCTGGCAGTTGTGCGTGGAAGGGCGAAAATGGGTGGACGAAACCATCAAAGAATTGAACGCCCCTTTGTTCAATCAGGTCTATTCAAAGAACCACGAGAGCATCAGGTGGCTGAAATATCTCGGGTTCACTGTTGAACGGCCCAGGCCAATCGGGCTGTCAGGTGCACTGTTCTGTGATTTCTGGAGGAATAGCTGATGTTTCCCATGCCCGCGGTGACGCAAGCAGCAGCCGGAGCAGCNGCCTCAGGAGGTTTTGGCTCGGCGGTGATGGGAGCTCTCGGCGGTCCAGTCGGGATTGCCCTCGGTGGTCTGCAGCTGGGGATGGGCCTGCTGCAGCAGAGCGCGGAGAACCGGCGAGCTCAGCAGGACTATCTCAATCAGACGGCCTGGCAGGACGCGAACTCTCGTTTCAACCGCTGGCAGGCATCGATGAATGCCGAGCGGGCTGACCTCAACAACCAATACAAGTTCTGGGGCGACACGGTTCGGTTCAACCAGCAATCCGCATTNGTGCATCAGATGCGGGCGGTTGAATTCAACAAGGAGCTCCTGCAGGCCGAGACGGTCATGCAGACACGGTCGTCAGCGATGGCCGATTACGCCAATCAATCAGCAGCTCTGTCAGCACAGCTGCAGGAGCGTGGCATGGCGGAAGCGGTGGCAATTCAGCAATACCGATATCGAGCACTGCAGGCATCAGCTGCCTATCAAGCTGCTGGCCAGGGGGGCAACAGCATGGATCGATTCGTCTCCAACTATGCAAGACAGGCTGGTGATTTCGCTGCTCTCAAACAGTTGGAGCAGGGGCTGAGAGAGAACCAATACAGCCGCCAACAGCAGGGGCAGATTGCTCAATACCTCAGCAAATACAACGCCCAGCAGTTCTACCAAAAGCAGCCGTATATGAGTCCGATCCGACCGTTTGCACCGCTGCCAACGATGGTCAATCCTGCTGGCCCGCAGTTCCGCGGAGCCAAGCCTGGCGGTATGACCGGCCTGCAGGTTGCAGGTCTGGCNGCAGGTGCCGTTGGAACTTCTCTGAAGTTCGGCGCAAGCGTCAACAGACTCGCAAACGAGGGTTAATCCATGGCACGTCCACAGCAACTCCAGCCCGGTCAGATCAACCCACAGGCCAAGCCTGTTGACACCTTCATCCAGCCTGCGCAGAAGAGCGCAATCAAGGTTGCAGAGCCACAGCAACTACCTGCAACACCGCAGCTGAACACGATTGCGCAGGGTGGCAGCACCTTTGTGCAGGGTCAAAACAGCTTTGCTCAGCTGGCAGACGATCTGAAGNNATTCAGTCCCGTGGTTCAGGAGGCTGCGGGTGAACTCGGGATGAGATACGTCGGCTGGCGGATGGACGTCGGCGAGCAGATGGCCATGCAGGAAGTCCAGATGGGACTGGCCAAGCTCGATGAAGAAGCTGAGGTNGCTGGTGATGAGCGGGCGGCTGCCACACGTCGCGTCGAGGCCGTGGATCCCGGCGCTGGCTGGCTCATGCGGACCCTCGATCCGTATCAAAAGATGGGATACGAACGGGGCAAGGTGAAGATGGCGGGCAAGGAGATTGCCTTGGGTCTGCCGGTCTTTCTGGAAGCCAATAAGGACAAGATTGATTACACCAAAGACGATCTAGGGATGGGCGACCTGCAGAGATTGCAGGCCCAATATCAATCGGGTGTTGAGCAACGGTTTGGAATCAGTTCAGCCAGTCCCGGTTATCAGAAATACTTTGCTCCGCGCATGGTGCGAGCGCAGGAGCAGGCTGCTGCTCAGCTAATGGATAACCGGACCCTGTTCTACGAGGGTCAGATCGCTCCACAGGCTGAGTTCTCAGTTCAGAAAGGACTGCTCAACCTGAACAACACTGCGACGTCGGAGACGTTTGTTGATGATGATGGAAACCTCATCGAATATTTCATCACAAGCGAAGACGGAAAAACAAAGTTCGTCAATCCTTGGTGGACCCTTGCAAAGGCCAAGAAGTTGGGTCAGGAGATGACGTCGCTGCTGGCGAGAGCTCCCCTCGGTCAGGCCAACAAAATTGCCAGGCAGCTTTATGTGAACCTCGCCCGTCAGTACGCGCCGGGCACCCTGCAGCGGCGAGTCCTCGACGCAGTGCCATTCGGCAACGGAACGCTGAGCACAGTTTTCAGCGCCGAATCCCGAGCAGCTGATGTTGGTTACACCTCCGATGAGGCAACGCTGGATCGCAATCGGCGGACGCTGATTGATACCCAATTCAAGGATGAATACCGGACGCTGGTGTCGAGCGGCCAATACTCACCGCAGGGTGCAGTCGACCTGGCGATAGAGAGAATTAACAAGAGGCGAGCCCGGCAGGGGCTGCCGGACTTGACCGAGCAGGAGAAAGCAAGGCTCCGGGGGATTGCCATCCGCGAGCGTGATGAGCTGAACCCTGCTGGCGTACCAGCGCAGCAGACCCCCAGCGGCAGCACCGGAGCAAACGATCCGGATGCGACGGATCGAATGCTGAACGATCTGCAGACTCAATCGCCATATCAGATTGATGTTGCTGCAGAGCGGAATCGACTCAGGACCCTGCAGCAAGGCGGCATTCCACCCGATCAGCAGGCAGAGGTCGGTGAAATCACCACGAGGCTGGATACGGCAGAACGATTGCAGCGGCAGTCGAAAGAGTGGAACGAGTCTTATGCAGCAGGCCTTGATCGAAGGATCGAGGATCTCATCGGTGATCAGGGGCAGATCGGTCTGTCTGGCCAGAACAAGCAGGAGGCCCGCGACCGGATCTACCTGGCGGTCGAGGAGCGGATGCGTCCCAAGCTGGAGGAGCTGGCCCAGAATCAGAACACCCCTCTGTCCAATGGCCAGGTCGGCAGGGTCCTGATCGATGAATGGCGCATCATCAGCCAGGAGGTGCTGAGCGGTGAGTTCCCGATCCCTGGCTACAAGAACACTCCGAGCACAGGCAATACGGTTCCGCAGCCGATCAAGCAGGAGCCAGCCAAGCCTGCTAAGCCCGGTGGCACGACCCCCGCTCCGATGGAGATGGGTGTCGGTTTGGATCAGCTTGATCAGTTCCCCCGGCGAAACAACAGGCTCAGGGATTGGAAAGGTGGCAAGAGCCCGATTCTTTCTGCTGGTGCATTGATCACTGTGATCAAAGATGCAGCTGCAGGCAGACCGGAAAACAAGTCATTCACGAAAGCGTGGAAACAGGCTGGTGCTCCAAATGCGTGGGCCTTTATTCAGAGCCAAATGAGGTTCTATCCGAACCTTGGAAAGAACGGCAAAGGCTGGACGCAGGAAGATGAGAACAAGGCGAAACAGGATCTGTTGAGTTTTCTGGTTCGCGATGCAAACAGAATTGCCACCGCTCGATTGGAATCGATCAGCCCAACCATGGCTCGATTGAACAACTGGGCAAGCGAGATTGTTTGATCTCTACGGGCGCGGACAATTCCACGCCCATGCGTTGAAATGGTGTTAGTGGAAACCTTGCTATGTCGGGCCTCACTCAGGCTGATGTAACACCAGTCCGTCCTGAGGAAGAAGAGAAGGAACAGGAGAAGCAGGGGGGAATGCAGTGGATGCGTTTCCTGACGAAACCGGGCAATGAGCTCAAGTTTTGGGGCGGGCAGGCAGTTCAGACAATTAGACGTCGCAATCAGAACGTCCAGAGCCGTGGCCGTGTCGGCCTTCTGAAGCTGTATTCATATAAAGAACCCGACGCATATCTGCAGAAGGGTGGTGTTGATAATGGCGGCACCGATGGAATCCTCAGGCCGGGTCCGCTGCCAGCGCAGAGAGATATCGGACGGGGTATCGCGGAAGCAGTGGTCGATGTTCCGCTGCAGGCCACCAGCGCCGTTCAACAGTTCTATGAAGACGAGACAGCAACTCTTCAAAGACGTGAAGCGGTCCAGACGGACGTGGGGGACACCCCTGTTGGCCGATTCCTGCTGGATGCAAAGGAGGAGATCGGCGAGCGGTTTGGCGTCCAGCGTTATGAGCTGCCTACCCAGGATCGCTGGATTGGAGATCTCTCCAGCAACCTGACGTCGGCAACCATCGCGGCTCTGGGGGCCAACGCGCTTGGACTGACCCCCGGTCAGAACAGCACACTGTTCACCGGCATGAGAGCGAATCCGTTTTCAGCCTCTGGTGAGCTCCTGAAAACCAGTGGCCCGTGGGGGGCATACTGGCGGAGGGGGTTCAACCAGAAGTGGGGATCAGGGCTGGCTCGCTGGTTCACGTTCGGTTTAACCGAGTCTGCTCTGACCACTTCAATCGCCAACCAGACGGAAGCTGGTTTCGCTGATCCCGGCGACAGCTTGGCGACAGCAGCGTTCAAGTCCTACCCAGGCAATGCCATCGAGGACCTGACGCTTGGCGGCACCCTCTCGCTGACTGGCCTCGGCCTCGGCAGGCTCGCCCGCACAATCCGCAACGGCCCCAGCAGCACCGCCAGGGCGCGGCAGGCGAAGGCCACAAAGGACTCGGTGAACCGTGCTCGTGACTTCACGGAAGAGCAGGGCGTTCAGACGAAGAACGCTGACGGTTCCTATGAGTTCGTCGATCCGGCCTCCGATCCGTTCGAGACCGGCCCCCGGCCCCCTGAGGCGGCTGCTGGTGATATTGACCGCGCCATCGAGATCACGAACCAACCCCGCAGCCAGGCCGATGCGGCAGCACAGCTCAGCGGGGAAAGCCGTCCCCGCGGGATGGAGGAGTTCCCTGATGCGTGGGATCCGGCACTGCCGGAGGTCGACACGATCAAGCGATCTCTCGATGAACTCGACGATGCTGCTCGTGCGCGGATCGCCGAAACGGAGGGTCCTGTCGTCGATGCCATAGCCAAGGAGCTGGAGGCCCAGCGGACTGCACCTGCCACCACCGAGGCGCTGGGGCCTGCGATGCGGTTGACCCGCGATCAGCAGCTGACTGCGAGAGCGGTGTTCATGGCCATGGATACCAGCCAGCTGCGGCAGATCGCCAACCTCAACGATTTCGTGAACGCCGAGCTGGCGCGCATCAACCGGACACCCAACAACGCATCGAAGGACGAGATCGTGCAGGCGATCCTGAAGGTGCAGGGTCGCGGCAACTCAACACCGGGACCCGCCACCGTGCCCGAGGGGGCGATGAGCGTTGAGCAGCGTGACGCCATGGATGCGTCGATCCTGAAGCGGGCTGTCAATCAGGGCGAGGTCCGGCCATCGGCGACCGAGGCACCGGCAACTCCGGAGCCATCGCCGAAGGATCCCTCAGACATGACCCAGAAGGAGGTCATCGACGAGGAGGTCCGGCTGCAGCACGAGTACAAGGTCAAGGACAACAGGGCAGCAGAGCGTGCGAAGAACCAGGCCCGCAGGGATGAGGGCTATGCCGAGATGAGCGAGCCGGAGAAGCAGGCTGCTGGCAAATACGACGGATGGGACCAGCCAGAACCCGAGGTCGAGAACCCTGTCGTCAAGGTCGCCAAGGAGCGGAAGGCAGCAGCTGACGATGCGGAGCTGGTCAAGCGCGACGAACTGGAGAGGGCTGGCGTCAAGATCGCCGACGCCAAGCTCCAGCTCAATGCTGAGGTGCTGATGTCCATGCTGCCTGAGCTGACTGATCTCCGGCAGGCCATGGAGATCATCCGGAACAAGGGCAACAAGGTTCTCTATACGGAGAGGGTGCCACGGCTGAAAGAGATCTCCAGCCAGTTCGACAACGACCGGCTGATAGGCAGGACCACTCCGATCACGGAGGAGTATCAGCAGGCGTACCGCGACTTCTACGGACTGAAGAAGCCGGAGCCGGTGGCTCCCAAGCAAACCCTGCGGCAGGAGGTGGAAGCGGAGATCGCTGCGAAGAAGCCGACCGGGTTCGTGATCCCCGACACCCTCAGCAAATCTGCTCCGCGGTTCGGGATGGCTCAACTCAAGTTTGAGAACCCGCTGGATATGGCCGCATACATCGCGCAGAGCAAGACGAAAACCAAGCCAGCCTGGCTGAGAGCAATCAAGGCTCAGGGGTATGACGTCGACGAGGTTGTTGCTCGCGGTCGTGAGATCAAAGACTTCATTCAGGACATCATTGAGGATGAAACCGGCAGCCGGGCAGCGCCACAGCAACCGCTGACTCTGGAGATTCCGGACATTGATTCCATCCGTGATGTGGTGGAGAGCTCCGGACCCCAGCTGCCTGATTTCGGAGACGTCGACGACGAGGTGGTCAAGGCATTCCTCGGCAGGCTGGCGGACTCCCGCATGAAGCAGCTGACTGCTGATTTCTATGACATCGCCAAGCAGATCTTTGGGGAGGATGTTCCGCGGATCAAGCTCAATCAAGACAAGGTCGTTGGCACCCGCAGGGCTGAGTGGGGTGGCGACGGTAAGAAGCAGTCCGAGACGCTGGGCACCTATTACCCCGTGCGGGATCTGGTGGTGATCAACAACGTGTTGGAGCGCACCAGCGGCAATCTCAACTCAACGATGTTCCACGAGTCGTGGCATCGCATCCAGAACGGCTATCTGAACCGCCAGCAACTGCGGGTGCTCGATGGCGTTTTCGGCAAACAGAACCTTGAATTCTTCTCGAGAATTGAGATGGGTCGGGGGGTCCAGCCCATCGAGATTCAGGCCCGTGCATTCGAGAATTTCGCCACGATGAAAAGAGCAGGGCGTACCCGGAAGGACGTCATGCGGGCGGAGATGATCGAATTCCTCGACAGGGAGTTCCCGCAGGCGAAGAGCTGGAGGAAGAAGCTGACTGCCGAGGCTTATGCAGTGCTCGAAGACGCATGGATGCGGCTCCTGAATTTCAGGGAGCGGACCATGAATTACATCAGCGGCAATGGATTCATGAGCGTCTATGACCTGTTCGATCAGGCATACAGCGGTCAGCTGGTAGCCAATCAAAGGTTCGAAGGTTTCTATCAGGTGCTCAAGGAACTTGAGGCGATGACCGAATACGACATCAAATCAGGCGGCGAAGCCTTGGAGCGAAAGGTGGTCGGAGCCCTTGAGAGGCAGGAGTATTGGAACAAATGGAAAGGCCAGGCCAATCAGGTCGCACAAAGGGCTGACGCCCAAATCGCTGCACTCAAACAACAAGCACTCGACGGAGGTTGCTGATCAATGACCAACTGCGAAGACATTTTTAACCAGATCCGCAATCTGCAGCAGAAGCGCGACACGCTGCTGGGCGAGGCCGAACGCCTCGACAGCATTGACCCTGATGACATGGGTGTCGGCAAGTCCGAAGAGGACATTGTTCGGCGGTCGCTGGGCGAAGACCCCGAGGTGAATGCCAACGCTGAGGGGGACGTCATCAAAGGCACTCGATCCAATCGAGCCAAGGAGACGTTCAACAATGCCGAGGCTGTCGTCAAACGAGTTGGCGAGGATCAGGCCTTCGCTCTGCTGCAGCTGGTGCGCGGCATCGATGCGTCGTGGAAGCAGATGAGCCCGGTCGATTTTGCCGAGCAGGTGAAATCATTCAGCCGTGCTGATCTTGAGGCCGAGGTCGAGAAGGCACTGAACACTGTCGGGATCAAGAACGACACAAAGATCGTCAATGAGGTGTTCAGGAATGTCGCCCCATTCGTTCCGATCCTGAAGAACCAGGCTCGCCTCACAGCGTTCAACGATATTGCTTTCGCCAAATACATCAGGGCCACCGACGAACTGATTGAACTGATAGAGGCTGGTGATTACAGCGCCCGCGAACTGCAGTTCGTCAAGCGGAAGATCGTCGAGGCCACCTACACCAGCGTGATCGCGCAGCGTGGTCGCAACATCGCTCGCACCCGATCCGGTCAGCTGCTCCGCAACACCCAGGATCTGATGATCCCGCGTGAGGTCGACGTCGACGCATTGCCGGATGCGAAGCCTGTCGATCCGGACGCTCCAAAGAAGACCGAGGCCAAGCCCAAGCGTGTTCTCTCTGATGAAGAGAAGGCGATGAATGCCGCCACCTATCAGCTGAAAAAGCTGAGGGAAGAGGTTGAGGAGATCATGAACATGATCGTCAACCAGGACGTCCCTGATCTGGCGCAGGGCACACAGCTGAACCGAATCATCGAAGCTGCGGACAAGGGCATCGATGGGGTCCCAGAACTCAAGCTGATCCGGAAGCAGATGGCTCAGGCCCGCAAGGACGGTGAGGGCAGCATCTTCAGTGATGGATATGACTACGAGAAATTCGCTGCGGCTGCGTGGAAAGACACGGTGCTCGGCGGCCTCAAGAGCGTTGGACAGAACAACTGGGCAAATCAGCGGATGGTCTTCTTAGCGGAAGGGTATATGCAGGCATTCGGCAATATCCCAGTGGCTTATCGCAATCTCCGCCAGTCGCCGTATGCCACCAGCGTCTACCGCGATGCGTGGTCCGCGACCGTTCAGGGTGTGTCATCTGCATGGAACGCGAACTGGATCGCAGAGAACGTGATCAAGCGGGATCTGTCGGACAAGCTCGCTGACGTGATGCGTGATGACCTGCCGTTCTCCGGCAACAAGGACAGGGTGAACCGTGCCAGCGGTCAGCTGTCGATTGCTGATCAGAAGGAGCTGGCGGTCAAGATCCTTGAGCGGGGCATCTGGAAGCGGAGGTGGTGGAACGCTGGCGGGATGCTGTCACCGCGGCGGATGCGACCGGGCTCGCCGATCCCTGACTTCAACCCAGCAGCGCAGGCCCTGCACTTCAGGGATCAAATCAACTGGGGAGCCAAGCTCTACGCCAATCATTTCGTCACCAACAAGGCCGCATCAAAGATTGCAGGCGAGCCAACAGAGGTGCCGGTGCTGTCGGTGCTGCAGCTGAACAATGCCATCGACAACCAGGCAGGCATTCGCACGTTCATGGCTGATCGGGCGAATCAGCTGGAGTTGGAGTATTACGCCAACACTCCGGGCGGCACCATCGCTGGGGCTGTCGAATACAGCAAGTCGAAGGTGGCCGATGAGCTCTACAGCATGAGGCCAACAGCAGAGCAGATCCAGTCCTATCGGGATCAATACGGGATCACGAAAGATATGAGTCCTGATGAAGACATCAGGCTTGCGATTGTTGCCACAAAGGTCGGCCAGCCACGGCTGGATACTCCGTCACGGATCAGGTCGTTCGATAAATCCAAAGAGTTCAGGATGCAGGGCGACACTGCTGACGAGGTGCCGATCCTTGGAGACGTCAACAGGATTCTGTCGAGGGCTCGTGGCGAGAGTCGGCAAGTCGACTTCTTTGTGCCGTTCCTGAAATCATGGGCGGAGCAGACTGCATGGGACCTCGGCACTGGTGGCCTGACCACGCTGAAGAGCATCGCCGATGTGGCCGATATCAAGGTCCGGGGCGGAGTCAATGCCGAGGTGCCGGTCGAGCTCTACGGAAAGCTGGCGGGTTCCGCAACGATGTGGGCCAGCCTTGTGATTCTCTACAACGCAATGGAGGCCGGTGGCGATGACGCTCCCTTCCAGCTGGTCGGCACTGCGCTGACCAGCGCGGAGAGAGAGGCGCTGCGCAATCAGGGCAAGCTCCCAAATCACATTCACTTCAAATACGCGCCGGAGCCAATCCGCAACCTGCCAATCGGCAACATGCCGCTCATCAAAACGCTGCTCCTTTACAAGGATCTGTCGACTGCCTGGCAGAAGGGCGTCGTGTCTGACGCTGATTGGAAAGCGAAGTCATCGGCGATTCTTGCTGTTGGTGCTGGCCTGTTGCTGCGAGCACCTGGCCTCCAGCAGCTGCAGTGGCTCCTTCGAGCACTGACTGGCATCACCGACGACGAGGACGGCACCACTTTGGAGAAGGTTGGTGGTGAGCTGGCTGCTCGATACGCGCTGGCACCCAGCCCAGGCCAATCAGTGAGCAGGACCGTCAATCAGTACGTGATGGATCCGTTCACGAGGAACGACTGGTCAACGCTGATCAACACCTCCAACGTCATGGCGAGAGAGNCNGATGTGATCGCCCAGCTGCCTGACGACCATCCGCTGAAATCAAACCAGCAGGCTGTGATCAACTTCCTNGCCAATGGTGGGTCGCCAGAGTTGGCCCGGCTGGTGGGTGGCCGTGATCGCAAATACACCTACCTCGGCCAGAAGATCAATTCATTCCGCTATCTGTCGCCGCAGGATGCTGCGGATTATCCAAACGGAATCCCGCAGCTCAAGACTGATGGGGGCAACTGGCTGGTCGAGGGAGAGCTTGACCGGCTGGGCAAGCACAAGGAGCCGGGGGTCTTCCGCTCCATGGTCCTGGCTGGCATCCCGATCACGCCGACAGGGATCAATGATCTGGAACTGATCTCCGGCACGATGCTCGGCGGTCCCTATACGGGGGAGTTGAGGATCGGCGGTGGTGAATTCATCCGTGAAAACGGAACGATTGGCAACCGGAAAGGACTCTCGATGAAGGCATTGATGAACAGGTTGGTGAGGGGCAACACCTGGCGGCAGGCTCTCAATGCTTTATTCACCAGNCCTGAATATGAGCGATGGAACTCAAACCCTGAGACCACCAATCAGGGCAATATGAGCAGGACTGAGCGTGATCTGAGNCCAGGCAACGTCTTGGTCGATGAGATCAATCGGTATTACACACAGCTGTTGCCGATCAAATTCGAGGAGGCAGGAGCCAATGACCCAGAGCGATTCCAGGGTGCTGCTCAATACCTTGAGGACAAGCGGACTCTGACTCCAACACTGGAGGAAGTGAACGAGAACTTCACCACCACTCGTGATGTGACGATTGGATTGCCTGCGGCACAATAGAGCTACTGCCCCGTAGAGCTCTCGCTGCATGAGCTATTCAATCGACACCTTTACCGGCGACGGCTCAACGACGGTATTCACGTTGAGCTTTGAGTTCCTTTCGAGGGACCACGTCGAGGTGACTCGAATCGCGAGCTCGGGTGCTGAAACAGATCTGAGTGTTATCACTTCCGGTAATCCGGGTGCTGATCAATACGTTTGGCAGAGCGATGACAAGATCAAGGTCGGCACCGCACCAGCCTCAGATCAGAAGCTGAGGGTCAAGCGTGTNACCCCAGAAGATGCGCAGGTTGTTGAGTGGCAGGACGGCAGCTACATCATCGCCACGGACTTGAACGATGATTCGCTGCAGGCTCTCTATCTGATTCAAGAGCTGACCGATGCGGTCGATGCTCTGGAGTCCGGCACTGGCGGAGCCACCGGATCAATCAAGGAAGACGACGCAAAGAAAGATCCAGAGAATCCTGCGTGGAGTGGTGACGAGAAGCTGGCCACTGTTGGTGCAATCAACAGGGTCTATGCAACCCTCGTCGGTTCAGCCAGCGGGTTCCCCGGAACTGGCAATAAGGGCAAGACCGGCAAGCTCTGGATCGACACCTCGAAGACTCTGCCAGCACTGCTGTATTGGGATCAGGGTCAATCCAAATGGATCTCGATACAAACGAAAGGGGATCCGGGGAGCAAGGGTGATAAAGGGGATGCAGCAACATTAAACGTAGGAACAACTAAAACAACTGCACCAGGATCTGACGCAAAAGTATCAAATAGCGGGACACAATCTGCTGCAGTATTTGACTTCGAAATCCCTCGCGGTGAGAAAGGAGCGAAGGGAGATAAGGGTGATGACGGAAGTTCAGTTCAGTCAGATTGGAACGAGACGGATTCATCCAAGTCTTCGTTCATTAAGAACAAGCCTAGCAACACATTCGACCTTGGCTATACGAAGAGCGCAACTGGCGGCACAATTACTAACTCTGCTGGTAACGATGCTAATCTTCCTCTGGCTGATACGACTAACGCTGGACTCTTATCCCCTACAGATAAGAATAAACTCAACGGTTTAAGTGGCGCACTTGTCTATAAAGGAACAGTTGACCTGACTGATGCCAGCACGATTCCTTCCGGTCTTGTGTCGGGTGATGCTGGCCACTCNTACGCCAATATCAAGGTCGGCAAGGCTGTCAAAGGCTGGGCAGACGTCACCTCAGGATTGGCAGAAAACGATGACGTTGGCGCAAACGATCTCGTCGTCTGGAATGGATCCACTTGGAACTTCCTAAAGAACTCGTTCTCAGCCAAGGGCACTGATCTCGGCTACACCGCGTCAACTGGTGGNGGTGAAATCACCAGCAGCACCGGCAGCAACGCCTCGATCCCTCTGGCCGAGGGAACCACTGGCGGCAACGCTGGCCTGATGACCAGCAGCGAGAAGAAGAAGCTCAGCGGTATTGACGAGGGCGCGCAGAAGAACACCGCCACCAACCTCAGTCACGAGACGAACGACACGCAGGTCATCGTCAAGTCGAGCACCGGCACCAACACCACGATTGATGCAGCGTCAGCAACAGGCGCTGGAATCATGAGCAAGGCGCAGGCCCAGAAGCTGGCGCAGATTACAGCCGATGCAGACAAGAATGTTCAGGCTGATTGGAACGAAACCAACACAAATAACGACGCTTATATCAAGAACAAGCCATCAATCGGAGCGACTCCGGAAGATGGAAAGATGACGATTGATGCAGGCGATGGTCTGCAGAAAGCATCGTCTGATCCAGACAACTTCAGCGCAAACCAGGCTGCTGATTCGAAGATGACGTTCAGCGTCAAGACGGATGGCAACACCATTCAGTCATCGGCGGCTGGCATCAAAGTCGTTCCGGGCAACCTCGGGTTCACCGATGCCAACAACGGTCAGATCAATGTCGAGGCCGGTGACGGTCTGGAGGCGTCGGGCTCCAACGCAACCGCGAACCAGTCGGGCGACACCACTCGAACCCTGAAGGCCAAGGCTGCGAACAACACGATCAGCGTCAACAGCAGCGGGATCTCGGTCAACACCGCGAACCTCGGAATCCCGAATGCTCCGAACAATGGTCAGATCAATGTCGATGCAGGCGATGGCCTGACAGCCTCCGGCAGCAATGCCACAGCCAACCAGAGCGGCAACACCACTCGGGTGCTGAAGGTTGATATGGCCTACATCAACGCCAACATCTCCGGTGGCGGTGGGGGNNATTACGTTTCGAAGAGTGGTGACACGATGAGCGGGAACCTGACCGTTCCCACGCTCAACGGTTTGGATTTTCCCGGCACCACAGGTGAGGGGGGTGAGGTCAATAAAGGCGACCTGAAAGGCGGTGAGGTCATTATCTGGGGGCTGGGCAAGCAGGCATTCCGGGTTGGCAGCTACATCTCCAACACAAAAGAATGCACTGCCGCAGGCAGTCCCGGTGACATTCAGGGTTCTCACCCAAGCGGCAATAATCCGGGCACGATTATCGCCAGACCGGATTGGGTGACNGAGAAGGGATTCAGTCTCGTCATGGTCTTTGCTCACGGCAGCGTGAAGTTCGGTCAAGACGGTGCGAACTTTCAGGCCAAGATCTCTCTCGAAGCATCACCCGGTGGATACATCGCCAGCGAGACGGTGACGTGGGAGCAGCGCGGCGCTGAATGGAAGGGAGGGGCATTCAGCTTGCAAGGGNTATACCGGCTCAACACTTCCTATGACTACAAGGTTTCCCTGTCCATCTCCAAGGACCGGGGCACCGGCACCGCAACACCAGCTGCGGGATCCATCCGCGCACTCTTCTTCAAATAAAAACTATGCAGATCGAATCAGCTTGGATCAGTTCACCTGTCGATGACGGCCTCATCTGTTTCAAGGTCGTTGGAGATGACACCACCCACGCAATCACGCTCAGCAATGGCGGACCGTGGGATGAGCAACAGATGTGCCTTTTGGATTGGCTGGGGTCCAACCAGCCAAGGGCATTCACTCCACCTCCGCCACGCCCTGCTGCTGAAAAACTCCAGCAGCTCCTCGAAGACTATGGCCTCACCAAAGACGAACTCATCGGTGCTCTGAAATGATTACTTTCCCCGACAATCCCTATGACGGTCAGGTCATCGTCGACGAGGTCGATGAGTCCAACGTAGCGATCTGGACCTACGACGCGAGCGATAACAGCTGGCGGGCCAAAGAGTATGGCAACGGCTCAGGTTTCACGACCCGAACCGACATGGTCTACCTCGCAGATCAGTATGGGTCGAACCCCCACCCTGCAGGACCGCCACGAGTCCCCGAGTTGAAGGGGATCCATGTCCCCGAGGATCTCTATCTGGCGAAGCAGAAGGATCTCAACGAGTTTTTCGTCTATTGCTTGGAGGAGCTGGATGCAATCGTCGGCGGTCTTGAGGTCACAGGCGGAATCCTCTATGAGGACAACATCAGGCTCCGGAACCAGCCAGGCTCCCAGGCTGATCTGAACCTCGCGAACAAGAAGGTCACTGAGGCGGCAATCATCGGCCTGCGGGGTGATCAGCAGTTCGTCGAGAACGTGCTGGGCGTGAAGATGCGCGGCCTCTGGGAGCACCAGGGAGGGGCAGGCATGACCGCCAAGGGCGTCGAGCCGGGGTTCTTCAAGATGTATGAGGACCAGGGATTCTCCAACCCGGTCAGGACTCAAGACTTCGAGAAGGTTCAGCAGCTCTGGATCAGCGTTGAGTCACTCGGTGTCGCGGATTATCAGCGCAACTCACAGAAGTTCAACAAGGGTGATTTCATAACCCTGAACGAGACCCATACCCAGTCCGGTGGTGCATACAGAATCAGGAACTGCAGGATCGACTGGGAAGACGAGGCTCAGGGCGACTTCTATGTGATGAATGTTGAGCCACTGGACGGGGCTCAATACGGATCAATCAGTGCCAACTCTCAATGCACAATCAGGGTCACTCCTGATGTGAACGCATTCCTGCCGGTTACTGGCGGCACCGTCAACGGATCCGTCAAGTTCGAGAATGGCGTGGAGTTCGGCAAGGCCCTTGTGGTCACGCTCACTGGTGGTGGGATGTTCATAGTCACAGGACAGAACAACATCGATCTGCTCAAGAGCAGATTTGGCGAGGCGATTGAGTACAACGGCAGCATCGAAAAAGACGCTGATCTCGTTAATAAGCAATACATCGATCAGCAGATTGATGCGCTGCGGCAGGAGCTCACAGAACGGTTTGGCTCCTAGACCTTTCCGGGCGAAAGTATTTTTATTCAGGATGTTGGCCGCGATATTTCTCGCTGAGGCCGGGTTCCTAGCGTTCGCATTTGTGAAATGCAGCCAGCCGATTCCTGGCTCGCCAGTTCCAATGATCAATGAAAGGTGTCCGAAGATCGGTGAAAGATCAGAGACGCTATTCGTCGCAGCGATCAGCGTCACGCTCTCACTTTTGACCGGAGCAGATCAGACCACCTCAGAGTGAACGACGACGAATCCTTCCTTGCGCATTTCTCTGCGCTTGTGCCTGGCCTCAGGAACAGGGACCTCGACCAAACGGAACTCTGCACCCCGGTAGCAGTAGATCCGGGCGAGGTGGATCACACCATCACCTGCTTGCACTTGGCCCACCAGTTGCAGCGGTCGTCGTAACCCCGGTGCCCGCCATTGATCCTCACGCAGCAGGCCTCGAATCCTTGCTTGAGACAAACATTCAGCAGGTCGTTGTCTAGCAGCCAGCAGATTGCAGAGCGGAAAGGATAAGCATCGGCAGCGTATTTTGTGCCTTCTGCCATTATTCTTTTGTCGTCAATTCCGTGATGATCTCGCATGTAATCT